AAAGAAACCTATGAAGTCTGTCAAAAAGACTGTAAAGAAAAAGAAGAAGACCATGAAGAAAAAGAAAGCGTACTAATGTCAGAGCGAAAAGATGTCGAAGTACACGTTACTGGCGTATCAATGTCAGGAGCTGTAAAAGATGACAACAAGCGATCTGCTCCAACAGATCAGAAAAAATCTGGAAAAAAGACGGCTGGAAATAGCTGAAGGTATGGTTGATGGTCGGATGACCGACATCAATGCATACCACAAAAACGTAGGGATCGCAGAAGGCTTAATGCAAGCCTCTGAGGTTATCCGCGAAACATTGAAAAATTTAAACGAAGAGGATGTATAGCGTGTCTCATCAGCATGATAGAATATTTACAGATGAAGAAACCAATGCGACAATTGGATCTCATCAATTACCAATCCCCTTAAATTGGAAAGTTTTAGTTCAGCCTAATCAGGTTAAAACCAAAACAGCAGGCGGTATATTGCTGCCAGAATCATCCAAAGATAACGAAGAATACCTAACAGCTCATGGCACAGTCTGCGCCTTGGGTGACTTAGCGTATCGTGACAGAGATACAGGCCAGAGATGGCGGTCTGATATATCTCCAAAGGTTGGTGATCGCGTGACCTATGGTAAATACGCTGGTCAAAAACTTGTTGTAAAAGGCGTCAAGTTCCTTCTGCTAAACGATGATGAAATCACATCGATATTGCCAGACGGTGTTGATGTCGCAGCATATGTAGGGTGATTGATATGGCAGAAAAAGAACAAATTCTGGAAGAAATCGAAGCCGAAATTCAAAGGGCCAAAGGTGAGCCAGAAGATTTTGAAATTGAAGTTATCGATGAACCTGTGCAAGAAGCTAAAGAAGAAGCTAAAGATGTAGCTCAAGAGCAGGATGATGACTATGGACCTAAAGTTCAAAAGCGTATTCAAAAGCTGGTCAGCCAACGTAGAGAAGCTGAAATCCAAGCTAGGCAAATTCAGGAGCAAAATTCACAGCTCCAGAAACGCCTTGAGCGATTGGAGCAAGGATCTCAAAAAACGGCTGAACAAGCGTTTAACCAGCGTTACAGCCAAACCAAAGCAGCTCTTGAGCAAGCTGTGGAAGAAGGCGACACAAAAGCGCAAGTAGCTTTCCAAGAGCAAATGGCCGACATGCGAGCGGCCATGCGTATTGCGGAAATGCAACGGCAGCAAAGCCAGCAACGTGCTGCTGCATCACCAACGGTTGGCCGCGCACAGCAAGCTGCACAAAATCCAGCCCCACCAAAAGCTATGCAATGGTGGCAAGCAAATAACTGGTTCAATGCCCAAGGCTTTGAGCGAGAAACGGCGGCTGCGCGTTCAATTGATGTCCAACTCGACTTGGAGGGTTTCGACAAAAATTCGGACGAATATTACCAAACTTTAAACAGCCGTTTACAAAAAATGTTTCCTGAGCTATCTTCAGGAGCAAGTCCAAGTAAGGCAAGAACAAAAAGTAGACCACCAGTCGCCCCAACTACAGGCGGTTCTTCCAGTTACAAGGGCAATAGAGTGAGGATGTCGCAAGAACAACTCAGAATGGCTAGAGAACTTGGAATCAATGATGAAAAAGGTCTTAAAAAATACGAAGCCGAAATTCGGCGTCAGCAAAGGAGCCAGTAATGTCTGAGAAAAGAAATGTTCGTGCGAGCCAAGCTCGTAATTCTGTGCGTGATGAGGAGTCTCGTCCTATGACTGCATGGAAACCACCATCACTTTTGGACGCCCCCGAAGCACGTCCCGGCTATGTCCAAAGGTGGGTTGCTACCTCGATTCAGGGTAAGGAAAGCCCAGACAACGTGTACAAACGTATGCGTGAAGGATGGGAACCGCGCCCTGCTGACACTGTGAAATCTGAGTTATTCTCAACAATAAATCACGGCCAGTGGGCAGGATCAATTGGAGTTGAAGGAATGCTCTTATGCGAAATGCCAGAAGAACGGCATAATCAAATGAGAGATTATTATTCAGGCAAAAACGATGAACTGAATGAATCAATTGCAGGCGATCTTGAAGCGTTAGGACGGCGTAGTGGACAACCAATCTATCAAGAGCGGAAGTCTGAAACCAGTCGTGGCAGATCTCTTTCTGCTGCAAGCGACTAAATTAACGCTAAAAGGAGCGAAAAATGGCAAATGCAGATGCAGCCTTTGGGTTTATCCCAGTTCGTCACATGAGCGGTAATGCACCTCGCACTAACCAATACACCATCACAAGTGGCCTTGCAGAAAACATCTTTACAGGTGATCTTTGCATTCTCACAGCAGATGGGGTTGTTACGCCACACACGGCCACAGAAGTTAACAATATTGGTGTTTTTGCGGGTGTTTCTTACACAGCAAGTGACGGTTCTTACGTCTACAGTGAATACTGGCCGTCAGGCACAGTAGCCACTGACATCATCGCATATGTATATGATTGTCCATATACTGTGTTTAAAGTTCAGTCTGCGGGTTCCCCTGCTCAGACCAATATCGGCAACTGCGCTGATGTTGTTGCTGGCGCTGGGTCCACAACGACTGGTCAATCTGGTTTTGAAATCAGCGGAACAATGGCGGCTGGTGCTGCTACTTGTAAAATTCTTTCGTTGGTCGAAACTCCAGACAACGCATTCGGGGCTAACGCTGTCATGGAAGTGCTTATCAATGAGCATCTTCTTAAAGACAGTGCTGGCATTTAAGGAGGGTATAAACAATGGCTATGAATAGAGCAAATTTTGCTAAAATGCTTGAGCCGGGTCTGAATACTCTTTTCGGACTCGAATATGACAGCTATCCAGCCGAATATGAGGCAGTTTTTGAATCAAACACTTCGCAAAAAGCGTTTGAAGAAGACGTTCTTTTATCCGGTTTTGGAAATGCTCCAACAAAATCAGAGGGTTCTGCGGTTTCTTATGACGCAGCCTCTCAGCAGTGGACTGCGCGTTATCAGCACGAAACAATCGCTTTGGCTTTCTCAATCACTGAAGAAGCTGAAGAAGACGGCCAATATGGTTCGATTGCTTCTCGCTATACAAAAGCGTTGGCTCGCTCAATGGCCTCTACTAAAGAGATCAAAGCGGCTAACATTTTGAATACCGCGACAACTGTTAACGGTGGTGACGGCGCTCCTCTTTTAAGCGCAACACATCCAACCCAAAACGGTAACCAGTCTAACATTCTGGCAACAGCGGCTGACTTGTCTGAAGTGTCACTTGAAGCAATCCTAATTCAGATTGCTGACATGAAAGATGATCGCGGTCTTCGCATTGCGGCACAAGGTACGCAGTTGGTTATTCCAACAGCTTACACTTTTGTTGCAGAGCGTCTGCTCGAATCACAACTGCGTGTTGGCACGGCTGACAATGACATCAACGCGATCCGCAATGGCGGTTACCTTCCAAAAGGTTACCACATTATGCGCCGTCTAACAGACAGCGATCAGTGGTTCGTACAGACTGATGTTCCTGATGGACTGAAAATGTTCCAACGCTCGCCTATGAAAAAAGGCATGGAAGGTGATTTCGAAACTGGCAACGTGCGCTATAAAGTGCGTGAGCGTTACAGCTTCGGTGCTACTGACTGGCGTGGGGTCTTCGGATCACAAGGCGCAGCTTAATTACCTAACTTCTCCTCTCTGTTGGGTTTGATTGAGGCGGTCTTCGGATCGCCTCTTTCTTTTTAAACAAAGTTGTTGTACTGTCTCTATATCCCTGACAGTTGCATTGGGCGACTGACAATAGCCAAGACAGGAGATCAACATGGCTACTTCAACTTTTTCTGGACCAATTAAGGCTGGAACAATCAAAGCAACAACTGGCACTACTGTTGGCGAAAACGTAGTCAATGTTGGTTTTGCAGTTATGGCTCAATCTGTTGTGATCGATATCACAGGAGCAAGCCACCTAAACCAAGTTTGTGCAACAGTTCCTGCAAACTCACAGATTATTGACGTTATTCTAAACGTCACAACTGCAAACGATGACACAGGAGCGGCCACAGTTTCTGTTGGTACTTCTGATGATGGTAACGCATTCATCGATGGTCAAAACGTAAAAGCAGTTGGCACAACACGCGGAACTCTGGACACAGAGGCAACTGACGTTGGCACAACCGACCTTCAGGTTCTGGCTGACTTTACAGGCGCTAATGGAGATGGAGCTGCTGGTGCGGCAACAGTAACTGTGATGTACTTGCAGAACAACAATCTTTCATAAGGAGGAAGGCCAATGGCTGATATTTCCTCAGTAAAGAAGCTAAGTGATAGCACCAGAGAGGCAGTCTTCGCTTTCCAATATCAATACGTTGATACTGGCGACGAAAGTGCTGTTCTCAAGATTGATGTTTCTACACTTGCTCCCAACGCGAATGGCGAGCCTTGTGTCGCTGTTCGCATCATCGAAGGATGGTGGGTCATTAAAAGCATGACGGTGCGTATATTAGCTGACGCTGATACAGACATCATTATGATGAACATTGGAGATGATGATATTGGATATCACGATTTCTCAAGGTTCGGTGGCCTTCCTTCAACCAAGTCGTATGGAACAAACCCAACTGGGGATGTTCTTTTTACAACTGATGGAGCTGGGGCAGTAGGAGACTCATATCAATTGGTTCTAAGGGTCATCAAAGAATACTAGGAGTTTTCAATGGCAACTTCAGGAACCGTAGCGTTTCAACCAAATGTTGAAGAAATCATAACTGAAGCATTCGAGCGTTGCGGTATTGATACCCAAACTCAAACTGGTGATAAGGCTGTGTCTGCACGGCGCAGCCTTAACCTACTCTTCTCTGAGTGGGCAAACAGAGGTATCAACTACTGGGCAGTAGAACAGCAAACACTCACACTGGTGAACGGCACAGCGTCTTACACACTGCCAGCAGGAACAATCGACATCATAAGCGCAGTTGTGCGTGACAGCTCTGGCACAGATACTTCTGATCAAATGATTAATCGCGTATCTATTTCTGATTATAACCAACTGCCAAACAAAGATTCTGGTGGCAAGCCAAGCCAGTATATGCTCGACAAGCAATACACGCCTGTTGCATATTTTTGGCAAGTTCCAGACAGAACAACATATAGCATGGTTTACTGGGCAATCAGGCAGCTTGAAGATGTTACTGCATCTAATCAAGATCCAGACATTCCATATCGCTGGAACGAATGCATTTGCGCTGGGCTTGCAAGTAAGCTGGCAATGAAATTCGCAGTTGAAAAGTTCACAATGTTAAACGAAATGTATGAACGTGCATTTAGTTTTGCAGCAGCTTCAGATAATGACGGTGTATCTCTGAGGGTTCAGCCCACTGCGCTGAATTTATATTAATGGCAAAGTACGCAAGAGGTAAAAAATCCCAAGCGATAAGCGACAGAGGTGGCCTAAAGGTTCCATATACGGAACTTAGGACAACTTGGGATGGATTGCGCGTATCCCCAGATGACTGGGAGCCAAAACAACCACAGCTAACACCAGCTAAAAATGTTGTTGATGCAACAGCACTTTTTAATCCGCGTCCAGATAATGATCCTGAAAATGCAGAGGTATTTATAGGATACAACTTCGATTTCTTTACACCCATTCAAGATCGCCCTCCAGTGGGCGTACACGGCCTTGGAGTGGTTTCGCATGGGTCTGTGATAGAAATGGACGTTTCGGTCACTGGTGTGGCTGGTACAGGCGCTGTGGGTACTGTTTATCCAAACCCAGCTATCAACCCAGCAGTTGGCACAGGGGCGATTGGTAATTATCAAGTTATCATATCAACAGATGTAAACGTCACCAGTGTGATCGGCACAGGCGCTCTTGGTGTATTTGCCACGGCTACTACTACGGATGGCGTGGCTGGCACAGGCGCAATTGGAACTGAAGTTCCAGAGGCAGAAATCACAGAGACAGGTGTTGCTGGCACAGGCGCAATT